AAACCAAGCTAATGATGAACCTATCAGAACTGCTATACGGCAAGTATATCCGTCTGTGTCCCACCATAAATCACCTGCTTCAAAGGTGCCTACGGTTGGGTTATCTGTTTGTGTGAATACCTTAGGTACTTTTGTGTCGTCAATCGTAAGTCCTGTGGCAACAGCAACGCCATTACCTCCTAATGTTATTTTACCTGTCCCAGTATTCTCAATTACTGCATCAGTACCATCATAATAAACCTGAAGTTCATCACCAGCACCATAAAATTCTTTGACGTTAGTCCCATGCTTCAAGGTACCTAACATTGTTCCTCCAACCTGGCTGACTTTATGTTCATTTAAAATTGAGCCTTGTTTAGCACTGAGGGCCTTAGTAGAGGAAGTATCATCTAGTTTGTCTATTACTTCAGTAACTGTATCTGTAAAAACAGCACCTGAAGGCACTGCTGCTGATACTGTTGGGTGGGATATATTAGATACCTTGAGTGTGTTTAGGGCTACAGCGGCATCATTAATTGTTGAGTCATAGACTGTATCAGTATAACGGTCTGCATGAATGGTTTCAAGGCCTGTTGCTTCCCAATGTACTATACTCGCTGCGCTCGCTGCTGCTGCTTGTGCACTGCTAAAAGATGCACCTGCGCGTTCGGCACTAGTGTCTGCAGAATCTGAGGCTGCAAGTGCACTAGCTGCTGCTGCTGTGGCATCCTCTTCAGTATCCTCTGAGTAACCAAAGGTTAAACCTAAGACTATCCCTGAAGAAGTCTCCGAAGCGGCTGCTGCAAGTGCACTAGCGGCTGCGGCAACCTCAGAGGCTTTAGTATCCTCAACTAAACTCCCTACATCGTAGCTCTCAGCTAACTTCTGGGTTATTGCTATTCCTTGTCCTCTATCGATTGCCATAGCTTATCCTCTCCTAATTCTTTAATCTACGTCTCATAGCTTTAACTGCCAGAGCTAATCTTTTCTTCTTACTCAACTTCATTGAATCACCTCACTATGGAAATTAGTTTAATAAAAGCCCCTCCGAAGAAGGGCCAGGGTTAAACTAACTTATATTAAGCAGTAGCGATATGTACGATAGAAGTAGGGCGAATAACCTTAGTTCCATATACAGTATCAGCGGTGAATAGGTCAGCTAACATCTCTTGCTTGTACTGTGTTTGAGTACGAACAGATTGTTGTGTAGCTAGAACTAAAGCATCCTTCTGGAACAACAAGCCTTGCTCTGCAGCACCAGTACCTACGTTAGATGAAACATATACATCTACACCATAGATTTGACCTACTTTACCAGTAGCGATAGCATTACCATTACCGATGAATGCTTGCTCAGTGAATCTATCAGTAGACAATAGAGCAGTGTAAGCCGAAGGCGATACTAATAATGAACGGTCACTCATCGGAGTATCATTATCGTTTAACGACTCTAGGCCTTGCAAGATACTCTTATCCCAAGTATTAGTAGTAGTAACAGTTACGTCTGCAGTACCTGCGTGAGCATTCTGGAACTTAGCTCCAGTAGGAACAATACTAAATAATGCAGTCACTGTAAATGTCTCACCTACTTTAGCTTCAGAAGCACCAATAGTAGTCCACTCACCAGTGCTAGCAGTTCCTAGAGTAGAAATAGTCACGGTCTCACCCACAGCTGGTGCAGAGGCAGAAGCAGCTACTTCGGCAGCTACACTAGAACTCGCCTTCATCTGATTGATTAGGTCTGTATCTACTTGTCTAGCTAGTGCATAACCAGCATCATCAGTATAGAACTTACGCATAGAAGCCAGAGCTTGCATATTAGCGATATCTTCAATATACATCGACCATTCATAGTGCTTGTCGATAGACACTAAGATGTCAGAAGCTGTATCAGTGATAGCTGTTACATTGCTGTCCGCTAGTTTAAGACTTGCAGAGCTGCGACCTGGCTGAGGAATGTGAATTGAATCACCTTTCTTACCACTGTGGTTTAAATTACGAACTAGGTTCGCGGCAACTAGGTTGCTCTTATATGTTGCTACTACTTCATCAGACCAGATTTCTGGGATGAAATTAGCACCTGTATTTGTTGTCATGTTAGCCATTTTATATTCTCCTTTAGATTTTACGCCCCATCACGAAATGCAATGAGGACAATAGCATAGTATTTTTAAGTAACCCTTCCATCCGCATAAGCCGCATAGATTTCACTCTGTAACGACTCATACTTTAAAGGGTCTTCCATTCTTAGGCGGATTAAATCGGCTCTTCTGAACTCCTTTCCTCCACCTGTTGAACCTGTAGAGGACCTAGATTCTGTAGTCGCTGTCTTAAGCTTAGATTGTCTATCCTCTTCTGCTGCCTGTTGAACTTCTTGAGTCTTCGAGACCATAGAACGGTCCTTCCAATTATTCAGTAATTCATCAGCTGCATCGTAGTTATAGGAATCTGCTGCCTGGAACAGTTGCATACGAATTGGGCTCTCTTTTACCCAGTCTTGGAACTTAGTGTCTTGCACTACGTCACCAAAATCTGGATGGTTCTGTTCTAGATGTGCCTGAGCAGAAGCTTGTACTTGCTGCTGTTGGAACTTCTGGAACTCTTGGAACTTAGGATGATTCTCAATCGCTTGATTTACCGCTTTATTCGGGTCATCGAAGAAATCCATCCCTTTGTCCTCTTGTGTTACTGAGGGTTCTTGTTGTAGAGGGTTTGACTGCCTCGCTACTTCAGCTTGAAGGAAACTATCTGATAACTTTCTTAACTCTCCAACTTCCTGAGCCTTACGACCCATTTCCTTTTCGAGATTCTGATAGCTATTTACAATTTCCTCTGTACTTTTACCAGCAAACTTATCAGGTAAAACATAGGCTTCGGTCCCTTCTGAGACTGCTTCTACCTCTTGTGTTACTTCTGTTACGTCTGTTGTTGGCTCTTGTGGTGCTTCTGTAGACACTGGAGTGTCCTCTACTACTATATTACTCATATCTTTTGTTCTCCGCTCTTTCGAGTTATGAAGTATAAAATGGCAGGGTTAGAATAAGTCTAATTGTTCTGCCGCTAGTTTAGTTGCTTCCTCTAAGCCAATTACTTGTCTTAAGATTGCCAACTGACCCTTAGCGAACCAAAGGTCTCTTTCAGACTCTAATGAGTCTAAATTACTGTAGATGTCTACGAGATTATTAAGTTCTTCAACTAAGTCTCTCCATCCATCTTGTTCTGTTAAACGAAACCTATTTTTATAATAGTCTTCAGTTTGTGAATTGTGTTCTTCGTGCATTTGCATAGTTTAGCATTGTCTCCGATTGAAGGTGCTCCATCTCAGGAATCTTTCTGTATGTATCACTGTTAGTGTTCTCTGTATCAGCCTTCATTTTATCGATGCTGGCTACTTCTTTCTGTAGTTTAATCATTCTCTCTTGAATATCTAAACCATTAGGTTGTTCAGCACCTGCTTTAGCAGCATTTAGTTGAGCTTTAGTTTGCTCTTCTTGGGCTTCAGCCATCGTCTTCTGAATATCTGCTTTCTTCTGTTCCATCTCTAGCTGCATCTGCATTTGCTGCATCTGTTGCTGTTGAGGATTAGGTTTCTGTGATTCCATTAGAGACTTAACAATCTGGTCTCTATTGTGCATACTTGAGTTCTGGAAGACAGCTAACATTAAGATATTGAATGCTGGAGAGTCTTTAGGTACAGACTGTAACATAGCTACCATCTGCTGCATCTCTAGTTCTTTCGCCATAATACCCATAGTAGAGTAAGGTACGAATTTATAGTCTGTAACAGGATACCTCTTAACATCAAACTGTACTTTTCTCCACATAGTCTTGTTAATCATAGGGATTAAGAAGGTATTCTGGAAGTTCATCAATGTACGCTTCTGTCTCTTAATGGCTGCTGATTGCATCATAGACATACCAGAAGAAGTAGCTCTGTCTGGAGAGCCTGCATCTGTAGAACCAGTGCCCATCTGAATCATATTCTGTAAGAGAGAAACCTGGGTATCATTATTAGAAATACCATTACCTAAAGTAAGAGGCATAATAGCAGTTCTAGGGTCACCATTAGTTAAAATAGTCTTTCCTGGACGTACTTCTAGCTTCATACCACGAGGTAATCGAGTTGCATCTGCAGCCATCATAGGTGTAGTAGTTAAAGCTAGATTATCAATCCTTGCTCTCATCTCTGCATCTAATGCTTTCTGAGGATTATATCCTTTCTCACAGATTCCTCTGCCCCAGAACTTACTAGGGACTAAATCATGTTGATAACTGATGAAAGGTCTATCCTCCATCATGAATGGGTTCTCTTCAGCACGTAAGACATACTCATCGTTAGCGAGAGTGACTACAGCTTCGACTAACTCATCTTCATCATACTCAAAGTCTCCACTATCAGAAGCCTTAGGCTTATGGAGGAACTTAGCAGGTACTTTACCCCAATATTCTGTAATCTTAATCTGGTCACCAGCATCTCTGTTGGTATACTCAGGGTCAAAACCTACACGTATAACGTCCGTAGCTCCCTCAATATCGAGAGTTCTATAGACACCACTCTTCATTCCTTCAGATATAGTATAACGAGGCTTATATACCTCATGAGCTACGCCTAGTGCCTCATTGATAGACTGAGCAGAAGGGTCGATTAAGAACTCTTTAGGGGAGATAGCTTCAACTCTAACTTCTACTTCTACACTCTCTTGAGTGGTACGTTCTGTGGTTAGAGTGCCTTCTACAGGCTTCTCAGAAGGCTTTCTGACTATCTTCTCTTCAGTGATAATCTTACCGATGCCAGTACCATAGATGGCACCATTAAGGAAGACCTCACATAGAGCATCTTTAACACCTGCACCTTCTAAATCTTCTTGTAATAAGTTACGTATGTGTTCAGCTTCTGAATTGTCTTCATCTAAGACATCATCTTTAATATCGAACCATTTACCACGGCCGAAAGTAGCTTCTTCAATCTCAGCCACTGAAGATTCCACAGCTTGCTGTAAGGCAGGAGAGATTAATCTAGACTTCTCTGAGTCTCTATTTTTATCTTCTACAGACCAAATACCACGCCATAGACGGTAATACTCATCCCATTGTCTCAGGTAATTATTGTCTCTGTGTTGTTTCCACTGTGCGAGACGTGTAGACAACCAGCCACTTAGGGCTTGATATTCATCATCATTGTTATAATTCATAATTTAGTATCCTGCAACGTCATCATATGGTTCCCAATCCTCTTCTAATTCAATAGTGTGCATAAAGTCTGCCACTGATACCTGGTCTATGTAAGCCAAGGCATCGATAATATCATCATGAGTTCCTTTAGTAGGAAACTCTGTTAGTTGTACTTCTAAATCTTTTATGTAGCTAGGTTTAGGATTAAATATAATCTTACCATGCTCTAATCTTCCTTGGAGAGCCCAGGTGATTCTATCTGCTTTCTTCTTGCCACCATGAGTTACATCAGTAATAGGTACCCATCTACCTTGTATCCTCATTTCATCTTCTAGATAAGGCAATATAGCATTCTTTAGGGCTCCTGACTCAATTCCTACAGTAGTCGCTTGATTTTCAATAGCTGACGATAGAATCTTCTTAGCGGTCTCTTTAATGGACCAACGGCCGTGAAGTATATCCTTAACCCACCAAGTATCACCAGAGATTTTAACGATAGCAATTGCTGTTTCATCGAGCTTAGAGCCTTTGATACCTCTCTCTTTTTCAACTTGTTCATAACCTGCTGGGTCAACGGCAATAACATAATTCCCATCTTCAGGTTCTTTATCATCTGTTTGAATCCAATCACTCTTGAAGATACCTCCTGTAAAAGACACAAAACTAGCTTCAAATTCTTGTCTGAAGGCCTGAGTAGACATAGTGCGTCTGGCTACCTCTACTTCCTCAGGGTCAATCAGTGGATTATCTGTGGAGTTATATTGGAATGTCTCCCAATCATCATCCTTCTCTGCATCCTGATATAAATCATAGAAATGATTCTTACCTGCAGGAGTACCAATAAATAGAGCACCACCTTTTACATCAGCTAGAGTAGGTCTAATGATTTGTTCCCAAACCTCTACCTTCATACTAGCATACTCATCCATAACTACATAAGCTAGACCAACACCACGTAAGGTATCTGGTCTATCTGAGCCTTTTAGACTAATCCTCCTACCATTAGTGAGAGTCATAGTGGCAGTATTCTCGTGAGTACTCTCTATTAACTCTGTACCGTGGAGTAACTCTTTGAGCATAGTCCACATAATATCTTTAGCCTGTTGGAACGTAGGGCCTATATAGAAGACATCCTTACTATCCGACTGTAGTGCTTTAATGATTAGAATCCAAGCAGCCAATCTAGACTTACCAAATCTTCTCCCAGCTGATACAACTTTAAATCTAGCTTTAGAATTAAATATCTCTAACTGTGCAGGGTGTAGTTTGACATCAAGTTCCATCTACTGTCCCTAATGACACTACCTTAGCTTCTATCTGGGCATCATCTATAATGACACCTTCATCATACTCTAGAGGTTTCTCTGCTTCAGCCTCTATGACCTTAGCTTCGAGACCACCTACATTAATGATGATGTCTCCTTTACCTTCTGAAGACCTAAGTTCCACAGCTTTAGTTGTAGGTAAGATTCTATCCATACACATCTTAAGACATATACGGTCACCTTCTAATGCCATCTCAATGACCTTCTCTACAATCTCTGGTCCTTTCGTAGACATCAACTCTCTACTTAAGGCAGTATATTTATTTACTGAACCCTTAACTCTACCCTTAGGGTTTAAGACTACACCTTTAACTAGGGCAGGGTTACCTTTATTATTTCTTCGTTTATCACCGGGCTTCATTGCCATTTGTTATTGACCTCTCTACTTAAGATAGTTTAGATTCAGATGAAGACTTCTAAAAATCCTTAATAGTGTTTAAGTAATAACCATAATGATTATCTTTAATGTTAATTAAAATGTTATCTTTAGAGGGTTTATTAAAGGTTATTTCTGAGTGAAGCCTTCAGGTGATTCTTTAGATAGATTAAATGTTTAACCTATATGTATATTATATCATATTTCCTCCTTAAAGTCAATAGCCTAAGGATAATAAAGTTCTCTTCTGGTCCCTACTCGTTCTAACTTTCCTGTGCAGCATAGCTGT